GTGATTGGAGACAATATAGAAAACTAGAGAATAATGAATTTATATTAGTTGGTGTAGATACATCAGCAGGTGCAGGAGATTATACAACAGCAGTCTTTATATCAAAGACTAAGATTGATGTACCATTAGTATATAGAAGTAAGAAAACAGCAACAGAATTAACAAATCAGTTAGTTATAGTTTTAGAACAAATACACGACATTACAAACAAAAAACCTATAGTAGCTTATGAGAGAAACAATGGCGGTAGTTTTGAAATGGATAGACTAGCGGCACTTAACAGATTAAATAAATACGATATATTTAAAATGCCTAACTTTGGGAGACTTGACCCACCCGAATCTGTTAAATACGGATGGTCAACTAACACTTCAACAAGACCTACAATGTTACAGGACTTGAAAAATATAGTAGACAATAAAGGAATAAGAATTTATGATGAAGATATTATAAATGAAATGTACTCTTTTATAGTAATGCAGACATCATCAAGTTGGAAGGCACAAGCTGAAAAGTATGCGTTTGACGACCTTATATTTGGAGCTGCTATAGCATGGCAGTTATACCAACAAGCAAGAGAGCCTGATGATAGTGTAGATGATGAGTTACCTCAAGAGAGAGATTTGAATACACCATTTTATTAATATGATATATACAGTAAACATAAGCTCTCATAACAAACAACCTCATCTTGACATTGAAGAAGAAATACAAAAGGTTAAGACAGGTCTGTTTACTTTTGTTATAAGAGTAGTAGACACTAATATAGTTGATGTAGTTTATTTATCCTATGAGTCCTTTAAACCCAAAAAACCTTGATTTCCATTTTATATTAGAAAAAGAGGTTAAACAAATAAAGTATGGACAGATGACATTCAATGTAGTGTTAAAAGATGGTAAGGTGCTTGTTGACACACTAACTATAACAAGAAGCAGAAGGAAAAAGTATCATATTAAGTAATGGTACTTGACAAAGAGATATGGTATGTGTTAATCTGATAGAGATTGGGTGTGCAATTAAAATGTTTGCCTAGGTCAGAAATGACTTGGGCTTTTTTTTATGGCTAAAAAGAAACTAACTTACAAAAGAGGAAAACTTGCTGAACAAATACAATCACGTTATCAAGTTTCCTTTGACTCACTTGTTGAAAAAAGAGCTTTATGGACAGAAGCAGAAAATATATTCTCCAATAAACTAGCTGATGGAATATCCTCAAAAACTAAGAGTCAGGTAATTGATCCTAAACTATCTACAATGATATTAGAAAGAGAAGCAAGAGTTATGAATAAGTTTGCTACAGGTAAGTTTAAGCCAATTTCAGGAGATGATATAGCTTCTTCTTCTATTATGAACTTGATAATGGACAAATATATACTTAAACAAGCTAATGCTCAATTTTCTATGCTTACTAAACTTCGTATGATGCTTAGATACTCAAATATTTACGGAAATATGTTTGCAATGACTGATTGGGATGTTTCAAAGAATGGGTATATAGGACCAGACTTATGGTTACTTGGAATAAGAGACGTATTTCCTCAAGTTGGTTCTGTTTCAATAGAAGACTCCGACTATATAATAGTAAGAACATGGAAAACTCTGGAATATTTTAAGAATTTACCAAAAGACGGGAATTTTAAGAATGTAGACAAGATAATTGAAAGGCTAGAAGACTCATCAGGAGATAAAATGAGACGAGATACAGAAAATAAGAGCGTAAGAGAGGACCAGTTTGGTTCAAATGCTCAAAACGCTATGCAAAAGGGTTATTTTGAAGTATTATCACAATATGAACGTGATAGATGGGTTGACTATGTACCAACTGCTAGTCTTGAATTTAGAGATACTAAAAATCCTAACAAAGATGGAGAACTTCCAGTAGTTTGTAAATATTCAATTCCACTACTTGATGACTTTATGGGAATGGGAGATATGGAACGTGGAAAACCTATGCAATATACATTAAACTCTCTTTGGAATCTATACTTAGACGCTGTTAAGATTTCAATATTTCCTCCTACTATTTTAAACAAAGACAATATCATAGCTTCAACAATTAAATGGGGAGCAGGTGCTAAATGGATGGTAAGAGGTAGTGTTCAAAATGCTGTTCAACAGGTAGCAGTTAGTCCTAGAGGAACTGAGGCATTTCAAACTACATACCAAACAGTTGTGGCTTCACTTCTTAATATGTTTGGTACTTCAGATACTTCAACTACAAGTCAAACTGATCCAGGATTCGGTAAAACTCCTCTTGCATTAAAAATGCAAAGTCAGAGAGAAAGTGCAAAAGATAATACAGACAGATTTTATATGGAATTGACTTATTCTCAGATAATGAAAAAGTTTGCAAATATGTGGAGTAAGAAACAACCTAAACAACTTGTACTTAGAATGTTTAGGCGAGAACTTGAAGATTTGAAAAAACTATATCCTGAAGTTGAGAATATGTATGATGAAGAAACAGGTAAATTAACTCTTGATAAGAGTATAACAGGTTCAACTTTATTTGATTATGAAATAGTAGCAGGTTCAACATACGCTATTGACGAGGAAAAACAGTTACTTTCATTAAAAGAAATGTTTGCAATCTTAACTCAAAACTTGCAATTTGGACAAGATGGGCGTGTAACCTCTCCTATTTTAGCTAAGATGGAGTCTGAAGGGACTACAGTTAGAATAGGTGAAATGTTTACAAGAATTATTGCAGGAAGTGGAATACAAGATTGGACAAAGATAGTAGTTGATAGTAAAGACCAACAGCAAACAAGAGAAGTAACACCTGAAGAACAACAATCAATGGATGCAGACCAAGAACAGTTTTTGAAAGTAGTACAAGGGACACAACCACAACAAGAAGGTCAAATGAATCAAGGTCAGATAAACCAAGTTCCAGCACAATAATATGGATGAAGCAATAAAACCAGATGTTTTTGCAGACTTTAGGAATGTTGAAGTTCCAACAAAAACTAAAGAAAAGAAAGACCCTGAAGATATAGCTTTAGGTCGTTTAGCAGGACATGATGGTTGGAAGGTATTAGAAGAATATATTAATAGTTTACAAAAAGGAATAAGAGATTTAGCCAATCAAGTTATGAGTGAAGGCAAGAGTTTTGAAGATGTTGGCAAAGTTACTGTAGTTAGTAATTTAGCTTGTGAGAAGTTAGAACAAGTTAAAGAAAGAGTATATGACAGTAAAGAAGCCATCACAGGAAAATGAGCACCTTAACAATGGAGAACAAGAAGGAGAAATACTTGATTTTACTAAACCTGATTTTACCTTTATACCAAAAGGGAATCACGAATGGAGGCAGGAAGGACCTTACTTAGTTTGTTACTCCTGCCAACTTAAACACGCTGTATATATAGGAATGAATAAAATGATGGTTGGCATAGATAAGACAGGTATGCCAATCTTAAAGAATAGAGAGTTTAAATAAGCAAGTATGAATGTTTATTTGAGTTCTTTATTGACGGATAAAGAATCAAAGGTTCTGCGACCTTAAAACGCTGATTATAAGTTCAAAAACCTATATGGATAATGAACAAAAGGCGGAAAAAGATGCTGCGGAAAAAAGCAGCAATACTGAATCGCCAACAGTAGAACCAAAAGTTGTACCAGAGGTTGAAGAACCAAAATCTGAGGAATCTGACGTAGAGACTAAAGATGAGGAACAACAGCCAAAGGTAGAGGAGAGTCCAAAGTTAAAACCCGTTGAAAAACGGATTCATAAGCTTGTTGGAGAGAGGGATAAACAGAAAGCAGAGAACGAGTCTCTGGTTAAACAGGTGGAGGACTTGACTGACGAGTTATCTCAAGGTCAATCCCCACAGGAAAATGGTCCTACCATAGAACCAGGAGCAGAGGTTTCTCAAGAACAATATAAAGCTGATGTTGTGAAAACAGCACAGAGTATTGCTCAGCTTGAAGTTCAAAAAGCTAATGTTATTAATAAAATAAATAGGGAAGCAAACGAATCAATGCAAGAATTTCCCGAACTTAATCCAAAGAGTAAAGTGTTTGACGCGGAGCTCTCTGAATCTATTACTGAATCTGTTAAGGCACAGATTCAAGTGAATCCATCGGGTTCTGTAAAGAAACTGGTAACTCGCTTGATGAAACCTTATAAGCGTTCAGTTGAAAGACAAGTAGCTGAGTCTACTGAGGACATTGCAAAGCAAGTCTCAGAAGGTGCTCAGCGACCTAGCAATGTCAAAGTGAAAGACAAAGCTTTTGACGAGCTATCCATTCAAGAAATGGAAGATAAGCTAGGGGTTATGAATTAGTAAATAGATTAAGGGGGTGAAATATATATGGCATTTACAAGAGAAAACACAAGTGCAAACTTAGCTCAAGAAGTCAGTACATATTACGAAAAAGTCTTTTTAGCAAGAGCTGAGTATCAGCTAGTAGC